GAGGAGCGCGGGGAATGCATGATCGATCAGTTGGTGGATGACGCCGAGGAGCGGGCGAAATTCGAGACGTTGCTGAAAGAGGTGATGGATCAAACCTCAGCGTCGCTGGAGTATCTTCGACAGACAGGCGATTAAGACAGCAGTAGTCCCAGCCGTGTGGGGCACGGTGCCTCTGTTGACCACACGAACGCACGCGGGTCAGGCCAAGGTTGGGATAGGCCCCCGCCCAGTTTCCCCCAGTAGTCCGTGCCGGCAGAGATCAGCCCGGCTGTAGTAACAACTCTCCGACCGCAAAACGGGATCGATGGGCCGAAGGCACGGATAGGCCCACCCGCTTCTTGTCGCACCCCTGTCACGGGTTTACGGGTAGGGTACAGGTCTCCGATGGAGGGTCGCATGCCACAAGGCGTCTTGGTCGGGCTGTATACCTGGATCTTCGTCACCCTAATCGACCATATGCTTGGGTCCATCGCATCGATATTTGCCGTGGTGGCGCTGGCGCTGGCCGCGCTCGCTTATGCCGTGTGGGACGGCCTGAAGGATGCGAACGATCAGTGAACCCATTTTGGGGACAAAACCGCTTGCACTTTGCCAAAATTTTGGGTAGGTTTGTGTACAGTTGGGATTGGCGCGCTTCGGGCACCCCCAACTGACTTCATCTGTCGTTTTGTTTTCCTCCCTGAAACTCAGGCCCGCTCCGGCGGGCTTTTCTTTTGGTGCTCCATGACCCTTGGCGAAATCACCCTGGCGCTGGCTACCGCCTTCCCGGACTGCGACCACGAAGTGTTGCCGACTGCCGGCTGCGCACGTCTGCGCATCCTGTGGGGTGTGCCCAAGTACGTCGTGGATGCGGTTGTGCCCCTGACCGACGGCGTCGCCGATGATGTATCGGTAGCGGAGGCACTCAATAAGCTGGCTTCGGTGCGCGACGACTACCTGCGTGCCGTGTAACCCCGCCGGAGGGTGTCCGGCAACATCTCCGATGCAAACAAGGTGAGATGACATGACTATCGGTAAGCTTCTGAATATCCGAATCCATGACGCCTCGAACTATGTCCGTGAGCGTTTTGTAGGGAAGGGTATAAATGTCTCCACCGAGGCCGGCCCGGAGCATTTCCGCATTTCTGCGCGTCGGTCCGGCACGCTGGATGGCTCCTACGTAGACGTGCGGTATGCCGACTATGGCGCCAACATTCACGTCCCGGCCGATGAGCTTGAGACTGCGGTCAACTCGCTGATCCTGGAGATCCGCAAGCCGGTCGCCATTGAGACCACGCTGTATGAATTCGAGATGCCGGACGATTTCCCCGTGTACATCCATGGTGTCGAGATCACCAAGGCCATGATGGAAGAGTTTGCGGCCGACTACGGCTCCAAGCGGAACGGTAAATCAGGCTCCAAGCGGGCCGGTAGATAACAGACAAGCCGGCCCTTCGGGGCCGGTATCTCCACAGCCAGCCGGAGATCATCGTGAGTATCCTGTTCTGCGGTGCCGAGATGGATGATGTCTCGGCATCCGGCACCGTCACCTTCGCCAGCAGTGCCTCCGCGGCCTATCGCTCGGCGTATTCGCGCGGTTACATTTCGTGCGCGGCCGGAAACAACCTCGCCAATTACGTCACGGCCGCGCTCACAGCGAGCAGCCTGTTCAGCGTCACAGCCCGTGGATACAGCAGCAACAACTTCACCGCAGACCGAAACTTCCTGTGGCTTTCGAGCGGCGGCGCCGCGCGGTTGCGCCTGAAGGTCAATGGAGCGGCGCCTGCGACGATCACGCTGGAGACCTGGAACGGCTCGGCGGCAACGGCGCTCGCGACCTCCACCGCGACGATTACCAGCGGCACGCTGTATCGGTTCGACGTGGTCGTCAACTACGCCGTGAGTGGTCGAGTTCGCGTCTATATCGATCAGGTCCTGTGCATCGATTACAGCGGGAACGTCACAGCGGGTGGCTCGACCACGCTGGACGCCGTCAATCTGTCCCTGTTCGGTTCGACGGCCGCCGGCTACTGGAGTGAGGTGATCGTCAGCACGCAGGACAGCCGCAGCCTAGTGCTCAAGACGCTAGTTGAGGATGCGACCGGTGATCTGGCCCAGTGGACCGGAACATGGTCGGACATCGATGAGCCAGCCGCCAGTGAGACGGATGTGATGTACAGCGGCGCATCCGGCCAGGAAAGCGCGCTGAACTGCACCGGCATGCCCGCTGGGGCCAGTGGCCTGAGTATCCTTGGCGTGAAGATCTCCGCCAGTGCGTGCTGTGGCGTCACGGGACCGCAGGGCCTACAACTGGGCATCCGGCAGTCCGGAACGAGCAGCCATGCGGCGAGCCACACGCTGACCTCCGGCTACACGACCGTTAGCGACTTCTTTGCCACTAACCCGGTCACGGGGGCCGCATTCACTCCGGCCGAGATCGATAACTTGCAGCTCGCCTTTAAGAGCGTGACGTAATGGCAACGCAGGCGAATGCAGTCAACGTCCGCAAAGGCTACGCGCTGGTCGTCCTGGACAGCGCCGGTGTCCGACTGGCGGCCCGCAAGTGCGTGGCCTACGCCGTGCTGGATGACGGCACGATCCAAAGCCGCCGATGCAGTGTGGTCGCTCCGATCAGCCGGGGGATGAGCGCCCCCGAAATCAGCGGCATGGCATTGCCGTTATAGGGGGAGAGATGAGGGCCATCCTGGCTGTCGGTGTGGTCATGCTGCTGATGCTCGGCATGATCGCAACCACCCTGTTGTCATACGGCCTCGCCCTTACAGGCGACATGGCCGAAGCAAAGATCAGTGCCGTTGCCACAGCGGCCCTTGCCACTGCATTGGGTTCGGCATGTAAGTAACCCACCATTCACCCTCACAGTGCAACCGCCTTCACAAGGAGCAAGGCAATGGCTGAGTACGACATCAATCAAGTGACCCGCTATGTCCTAGTGCGCAAAGAGACCGGCGCAACCGATACTTTCGTGCCTGACCTTGCCGAGTTCCGCCGTCGTGACGAGGCGGAGAAGGTGCTGAAGGCGCTCAACGCGCGCCAGATGCCGGACCTGACCTCCCATGGCGCGGTTGGCGCTGAACTGTTCGAGCGGTTCATGCTGGAAGGTGAGGCGGAGAAGGCGCTGAAGGGCGCATCTGTGCAAGGCGGTGTTAACGAAGTGCATGAAGAGCCGTGCCCCGTCAAAGACGGGCAGTTCGTTGATGCTCTGGTGAAACGGGTTATGGGCGATACCCTGCTTAAGGCAGCCGTCATGACGCTTCATGAGATCGCCCAGGGGAAGGAAGACCCGGCGGCGCATGCTCACTGGGTGATGGGCTTCCTGTGCCGTGAGGCGACGCGAGAGACGGACATCCAGCGATGAACGTAGTCCTGACTGCGCTTGAGGACGCTTACGGTCCCGCCACCATGGGTCCCGCTGCGTTTTGCGCCTCCGAGAATAACCCATATGTGACGTTCTGGATGGGCAGTCGTGTCGGCGACGCCGCCTTCCTCGCCCAGGCGCTGATCGAGCGCATCGATGCCCGCTACCTGGGTGGTCACCTGATCCTGCGCTCTGAGCCTGAAGTCGTGTCACTGGATGATGGCATCACCGCTGTGCGTGTCCGCCTGACCTTCTCCGAGGGGATGGAGGGATACGAGACGGATGAGGGCCAACTGCCGCTGATGGTGTGCTGAGGTCTGCTGCCAGCATTCGGCCGGAGCCTCTGCCGCACGGTGCGCTCGGGTTCTTAGACTTGAATTAGCGCGTTGATGCGATTGCGCTTTTTGATTTTGGTTTTGAAAAAGATCAACCTTTCAAGGTTTTCAAGATGGCTCATGGCGGCGCACGGAAGGGAGCTGGCCGGAAGCCGACTTCGCCCAACGTGCGTTCGCGCGAGATGGCGGAGAAGGCTTTCGCTCGGGGCGACAGGATGCCCTTGGAGATCATGCTCGACATGATGAATGGGCGGATACCCTTCGACAAAGATCTGATGGCGTTGTGTCAAGCGGCTGCGCCTTACCTGCATCCGCGCCTGACCTCGGTCGAGGCTAAGGTCAACGTCGGCTTGGAAGAGATGGACGATGACGATCTCGATAGCAGACTTGGAGCGCTTGCCGCCCAAGCGGGCGTTGCTCTTTCTGCTGGAGGAGAAGGCGAAGAGGAGGGCTGAGAACGCGCTCAAGCGTTACAGCCCATACGCCCGACAGAGAGAGTTCCACGATGCCGGCGCGACTTATCGCGAACGGCTGTTCATGGCTGGCAACCAGTTGGGAAAGACGTGGTCTGGCGGCTTTGAGATGGCCATGCATCTCACTGGACGGTACCCACCATGGTGGCAAGGCAAGCGGTTCGACAAGCCGATTGTGGCCTGGGCATCAGGGATTACGGGGGAGAGTGTCCGTGACACGACGCAGCGCATTCTCCTTGGGCGCCAGGGAAGCTACGGCACGGGTGCGATACCAAAGGCGGCTATCCTGGACATTACGCCGGCTCGCGGCGTTCCTGGTGCCGTGGATACCGTTCGGGTAGGGCATGAGAGCGGCGGGACATCGATCCTGGGCTTCAAGTCGTACGAGAAGGGCCGTGAGAAGTGGCAGGGTGAGACGCTCCATTGCGTCTGGTTCGACGAAGAGCCACCGCAGGACATCTACACAGAGGGATTGACGCGCACCAACGCAACGCGGGGCATGGTCTACATGACGTTCACTCCGCTGCTGGGCATGTCAGAAGTGGTGAGGCGCTTCTTGGAAGAGCACAACCCCGACCGCAATGTCACGTCCATGACGATTGACGACGCGGAGCACTACACAGCGGAAGAGCGGGAGCGCATCATTGCGTCGTACCCGGCGCATGAGCGTGAGGCTCGGGCCAAAGGCATCCCGGTGCTTGGCTCGGGACGCATCTTCCCGATTGAAGAGGAGCGGTTGCGTGAGCCGGCTATCGAAATACCTGCGCACTGGCCGCGTCTTGTGGGCCTGGACTTTGGATGGGATCACCCGACAGCGGCCGTATGGGTGGCCTGGGACCGAGACGCTGACACCATCCATGTTTATGACGCGTACCGAGTACGAGAGAATACGCCAGTCATCCATGCGGCAGCCATACGTGCTAAGGGCTCTTGGATACCTGTCGCATGGCCACACGACGGACTGCAACACGACAAGGGATCGGGCGAACAGTTAGCCCAGCAGTATCGGGCTCAGGGACTGAACATGCTGCCCAATCGGGCGACGTTCCCGGATGGCACGAACGGCGTGGAAGCTGGTCTGTTCGACATGCTGGACCGGATGAAGACGGGGCGGCTTCGGGTTGCCGAGCATCTGAACGACTGGTGGCATGAGTTCCGGCTCTATCACCGCAAGA